GGAAGAAAACACTAACCGATCACTACACCAACACAATGCGTACAGGAGCCGTAACCGTCGGTCACGCAGCGGGACTAGCCGGCGCCGCACTACGCCAAGCCCCCTGTCCCGTAGTCCGCAGTGCTGGCAAGTCGCTGGAACGCGCTGGTGACGCGGTGGCCCGCAAGGCGGTGGACCAGTGTTCTCGTGATACCCCAGCGCTGAAACAGTGTAATGATGATTAGTGGACTGGTTTGGCTACGGGCATGAAGGTTGTTGTTCCCTACACGAGGTTGTGGCGGGAGCAACAATGGCTACTCAGGTGTTACAATCCGTGCTATGTGGACGTCAGTGCCAGTGACGATGATTACTGGACCCTGCTTACAGAGCTATGGCAGCAACGCGAAACAGTTGTCCTAATCGAGCACGACATCCTGCCGTGGCCGGGTGCGTTGGAAGAGATAGTCGCCTGTCCCGCACTGTGGTGTGCGTACTCGTACGATCAACAGGGCATTGGCATCTTTCATAGCTTTGGCTGCGTCAAGTTCTCCGGTGAGCTAATGAACCTGCTGCCTGACATCTGGCAAGGCATGGACAAGCATTGGAGCAAGCTGGACCAGCAATTCGAGTGGCGCGCGTTTCAGGCAGGCCAGCGGCCACACGGCCATCGCCCTGCAGTGATTCACCTGCATGAGTATACTTAACGGAGAGAACAAGTGAGCGTTTACATTGCAGGTCACACGGGACTTGTTGGTAGTGCGTTGCTGCGGCGTATACCTGATGCTGTTACACATACCCACGCGCAACTTGACCTAAGAAGCCAGGCAGACACCTACGGCTTCTTTTGGGGGAATAAGATCCAGCATGTCTATCTCGCGGCGGCCAAGGTCGGCGGCATTCACGCAAACTCCACTTATCCTGCCGATTTCATTCGCGACAATCTTCTAATCCAGTGTAATGTTATTAACGCTGCCCGACTAAATGATTGCAGGAAACTTCTCTTCCTCGGTTCCTCTTGCATCTACCCGCGTGACGCACAGCAGCCAATCAGTGAAGACGCGTTGCTTACTGGCCCGCTTGAGCCAACAAACCAGTGGTACGCGATTGCCAAGATTGCCGGGCTGAAGATGTGCCAGGCTTACCGCAAGCAATATGGATTCAACGCAATCTGCGCCATGCCTACTAACCTCTATGGCCCTAACGATCACTTTGATTCCATTGATGCGCATGTTATTCCGTCGCTGATGTCGCGGCTGTATCGAGCAGTGCGCAACGGAGATCGCTCAATCGCGCTTTGGGGCACTGGCAAGGCGCTGCGCGAATTCCTTCACGTTGACGATCTTGCTAATGCGCTGATAACACTGATGGCTGAATACAATGACAGCGAGCCAATCAACGTGGGTTCCGGGCAAGAAGTCACTATCAGCGAACTCGCTCACATGATTGCTGAGGTTGTCGGCTATCGTGGCGAGATTAAGTTTGACCCCAGCAAGCCCGATGGCCCGCCACGTAAGCTACTGGATAGCACGCGCCTCACCGTACTTGGCTGGCGTGCTAAAGTCTCACTTTATGACGGGCTCCGCTCAACCTTCGACTGGTATCGCGCACGAGTGGGAGATGCTGGATCAGGGGGAAGCGGTATGTCTGCGATGTGGTAAGAGTAGCGTGAACTATGATAGTAACCTTCAATGCGTTAGGCCGTTATGGCCGTCTGGCGAACCAGATGTTTCAAGTTGCGAGCACGATAGGGATAGCCCGCCGGAACAATTTTGACTTCGCTTTTCCGCGCTGGATGAACCACGATCATAAAGACCGCTTTGGCTCAACTGAGGACTGCGACGTATACCGCCACTTTGTTAACCCGCTGCCTGTTTACAGTGGTCCAACACTGCCTGACCGTTTCATTGACTGGGGTTACCATGACGTGAAACTGACAGAAAGCGTTAGCCTCAGCGGGCACCTGCAAAGTGAACGCTACTTCGAGCATTGCGTTGACGAAGTTCGCTGGTGGCTGCGCATGACTGACGAGCCTGTGCAGAATGACTACGTGGCAATCCACGTCAGGCGCGGTGATTACACAGGCGACTATCACCCGCGTGTGCCTGAGAGTTACTACCGCGCGGCAATGGAACGATTCTCCGGCGCAAAGTTTCTTGTCTTCAGCGACGATATTGCCGAGTGCAAGCGGATGTTCGGCAACGAGGTTGATTACAGCGAGGGACGCAACTACCTTGATGATTTCCGGTTACTTAAAAGATGCACATCGTTCATCATTGCCAACTCTACCTACAGCGCAATGGCAGCAACTCTAGGCGAAGCACCAAACAAGCGCGTGATTGCGCCACGCCCGTGGTTTGGACCGCGATACACGTCGATTACAGGTGAGGATATTTACAGCGAGAGTTGGCAGGTAATCGACTATGATCAATGAATGGATTAGTGTTAGGGAGAAGTTGCCAGAGAATGCGCAACGTGTATTGCTTGCTGAATATGATCCCAATTACTCCGATGCGGCTATCAGCGGAGAGTACTTTGACGACGCGGGATTTGTGTATGTTGACGCCCGAGAGGGGATGCGCAGAGGGGTAGACGTGCGCTACTGGATGCCATCGCCGGAAATACCAAAGGAATAGGATGGGAGGTTATCAATTGGACGTAACACACACATCAAGTAATCCCGACGATCCTGATAACGGTTTGCCGGATCTGTGGAAACTATTCGCTCTGCTTCAAGACATGAAGCGCAAGCAAGAAGTCACGCCCAAGCGATTTGAGATGAGTCGTATGACCCTTCTCTCAGTCGAAAGAAGGTTTGATCTACTTCCACGCACGGAGCCCTGCTCTACGTTGTGGGGTATTGAAATAACCTTTGATGATAAGCTGCCTCTGAATGAAATTAAGCCGATTTACTGACTAGCGAAATAACTTTTGTTGCATTCTGACCGCATGGTTGTGTTAAAGTGTGGCACGATGGCTGAAAGACCCACGACTTAGGAGAATAAATGCAGCCTGTAAGTCCGGTTATTCCTAACGCTGATGTATCTGAGGTTACTTATGCTAAAGACCAGCCTGAGTATCTGCCTCTTCCGGCTGTAAAGCTTGAGGATGGCACGGTACTGACGCGTTGGGTTTTAAGCGAGGAAGAGAAGCGGCGGATTCTTGAACAAGGCTATATTTACCTTGAGGTCTTGACGTTCAATCGACCGTTACAACCTCTAAGGCTTTCAGCGGAAGTGCCAGACGGGTTTAATTCTGTTTCAATTGCCCAAGTTTGGCCTGACACTATTCAATGAGCCAGCAATCCCCTAAGCCTGAACCAACACTGCTGAATTCGCAGCGTGTTCCTTTAGTCAAACCAGACGTGCGTCAGGACACGAAGCAGGAACTACAGAAGATTGAGCGGCAGTTGTACAACCTGATCGATCGTGTGAAAGGCTTGCGACAGAAGACTGCGACTTGACAACAACCTAGCGAGTTAAGCGTCAGCCCGTGATGACGACCTGCCCGCCGTGATTTCCAGCAATGGAGATCGCGACGGGCTTTTTGCTTATGCAAATAGAGCGCAAATTTACCAGCCTGAAGGATCTGAAAGTCTCCGATGATGGCTCAGGCTCCATTGAGGGTTATCGCTCAGTTTACGGCGTGATTGACGAAGGCGGCGACATCGTTCTCAAGGGCGCATTCAAAGACACGCTCAGCGACTACCTTTTAAGCGGCTTCACCGCACAGTCTCATGATTGGGACTTTGATAAGGCAGTGGGGTTTCCAGTTGACGCGCACGAAGATGATCACGGCTGGTTCGTCAAATCACAGTTTCATTCTACGCCTGACGCGCAGAACGTGCGCACTAAGACAAAGGAGCGCTTGGCGGCGGGTAAAACCGTTGGCTTCTCGTTTGGCTATGCGCCGACGTCCTTTGCTCATGTCGAGGCGAAGGATTACGAGGCTGAGCTACCTAAGTACATCAAGTCCGATCTCCTGCCTGCAATGCTGGAAAAGGCGCAAAAGTTTAACCGCATTCGCATCCTGAAGTCAGTTGAGGCGATTGAGGATTCCATTGTTACCGCGCCAATGAATAAGCGGGCAACGGCAACCGCCGCGAAGTCGGCAACCGAACCTGCGGCAGACGGCAAGGGCATGCTTGCAGAGGAGATGGCCCAAACGACTCCCTCCACCTGGGAGGTTGAGTCGGCGCTACGTCGCGTAGTTCGCAAGATTGCCGAGACAGCTAAAGACTCTGATGTAACCGGCGTGGTCATGGATTGGAAGGCGAAGGTAGCCGAGGCGTTTAACGAGTACCCGCCGACAATGATTCCGCTAGTCACGGCGCAGATCGAAGAGTTTCTGAACAGTTCTGATGACGAGTTTTACCTCAAAGGCCAGCCGGTATCCGACTCCTTTGAGTCCTTTGACGATGTGGTATCCGCATTGGCGAAGCACACCAGCAACATGCAGCGTAACCACGAGAACCGGGTCAAGGAAGGCCGGATGCTTTCTGCTTCAAATCGGGCAAAAGTTCAATCCTGTATGGACAAGATCATGGAGCTTCACACGGAGCTAAGTAACCTGATGGAAATGAGTGAACCCAAGCCGAAAGAGAAGTCAATCGACGTGGCCGCGCTAAGGACTCAATCGCTACGCATGCAAAGCCTCGCCATTCGAGCGCTGGCGTAGCCTTAACACGCGAGGAGCAACAACGATGCCGGAAGAGAAGAAAACAGCAGCACAGGAGCTCAAGGCGCTGGTGGAGGCCGAGAAAGCGTTCTGGGAAAAGCAGGGCGCAGAGACGCCTACCACCGAGCAGCAAGCCGAGCTTGACACACGCTGGAAGTCGATTGAAGAGCTGAGCGCCAAGGTTGACGAAGAGAACAAGTTTGCCGACCGCAGCAAACGCCTGAAAGCGATTGAAACCTTTCTCGCACAGCCTGTGGACCGTCCTGACTTTGGCAACGGCAATGGCAACGGCAACGGACAGCCTGAAATCAAGACAATGGGCGAGGCGATTATCAATGCACCTGAGTTCAAGACGTGGCGCGAGTCTATTGCTCCCGAAGGCAAGGAGATGAACGCGTCAGTCAGGTTTGGCCGCTCGCCCACTATCGCGCTGAAAGATGTTGGCCTAGGCGACTTGTCGTTTAAGGATCTGGTGATGTCAGTGCCAGTGACCGCGGGCGGCGGGCTAGTGCGCCGCGATTATGGCCCATGGCCCGTTGACCTGCCGCTACGCCAGCCCTCGATCCGCGACGTCATTACTATCCTGCAAACTGGCAGCAACCTTATTGAGTACGTGCGTGTCAACAGTCTCACGCGCGCAGCAGCGATTGTCCCTGAAGCAACCTCAGCCACCGACGATCTGGCACTCAAGCCCAAGGCAAGCATGGCGCTGGAAGTAGTGCAAACAGGCGTCAAGACCATTGCCGTCATCATGCAGGCCACGCGCACGATCCTCAGCGACGCGCCGCAACTGCAATCGATGATGACGAACTTTATGCGGCTAGACATTGACCTGGAATTGGAAGAAGAAATCATTGCCGGTCCCGGTGGCGCAAACCATTTCACCGGACTGGAGAACACGCCAAACCTGACCCCACAGCCGTTTGTTGCCGACAGCGAAGACACTACCGGCGGCTTGCTGACTACGACCCGCAAAGCACGCACTGCCGCAATGGTCCAGGGCCGCGCGCGCTCAACCGGCTTCTTGCTCAACCCCTATGACTGGGAAACCATTGACCTTGCGCGTGGTGCTCAGGGCCAGTTCTACTTTGGCGGCCCAATGCAGATGGGTACGAAGATGCTCTGGGGCCTGCCCGTAATTGAGTCTGAGGTTATCCCGCAAGGCACCGGCTACTCAGGCGACCTGAAACAGTTGGTGGTCTGGGACAGGCAAGATCCAACGGTGTATATCACCGACTCGAACCGCGACCACTTTGAGCGCAATATCATTGACATCCTGTATGAAGGTCGATGGGCGTTCGGGGTTTTAAGACCCCCCGCCGTGGTCAAGATTGACCTGTTTGCGGGCACGAATTCGTAACGGCGCACAACAGCCCGTTGCCATAGGGCGGTTGATCTTTCTTCCTGTAGGTCAGCCGCCCGCCATCTTAAATATGCTTCCAGTTGGTTCTAGAAATGATTGCGTGAACAGTAGAAACAGCAATGCTGTATTGCTGCGCAAGCGCGGCCAGTCCGCCATTTGTACGAGGAATATACCGAGCACGAATTTCATGGATTTGGGCTTCGTTCAAAATCACCATTGGATGGCGCGCACCTTTCAGAGATCGTCCCTTTGCTACCATGTCGGCACTATTGTCCGCTCCTGTGCCAAGAAAAAGGTGGGTAGGATTGCAGCAAGGTGGATTGTCGCAAGTATGGCATACGCTCAGTCCCTTTGGGATGGGGCCATAAGTAACTCGCCAAGCAATTTGATGTGCCGAGCCAATACCGCTTTTGCCGTAGCCCTTGCTTTCGCCGTATTCCTCGCTGACTGGACCAGTCCAAATCCAGCATTTCCCTTGAGGGCCAAAGCCAGAAGTTTTATCAACTCTTGTCCAAAAACGTTTTATGGCTCGGCGGCGATCTCCTTTGTGATAGCACGTGTGCGAACAATACTTGCCTTTGTTTCCGGTCCAGCCGTAATAGTCCTTATGGCATTCCAAGCAGGTGTGGAGTATTTTCGATTTAGCCAAGGTATGAACCTCCAAAACAGGTTTGTAAATTGGTCAGGCTCATTTAGGCGCTATAACGCTTATGTGGGCCGTTTACATTTTACCATGACGTTATGGGTCATCAGTTGAAAATCACCGCCTATCTGCACCTTTTTTGCCCAGAACACTGCGCGGGGAGCGAAACCACGGTTCACGCAGCCTTGCGCGCAATGGTCAAGCGCGGCCATCAGGTACGCGTAATCTGCGCGAACAGCAGAACAGCGCCCTACGAAATCGACGGCATCAGCGTGGTGCGCCCGCCACGTCGCGGTCAACAGTCATGGCTGGAACACTACGTTGCAGGCTCCGACCTTCTTGTCACGCATCTCGATCTCACCAATCAGGCAATGATGCTCGCAATGTCAACCAGGATTCCCCTGGTCCATTTCGTTCACAACGACGCGCAGATGATGTGCTGGCGCGTAGATGCGCGTGTGCCGTACAAGAACGCGTTGACGGTATATAACTCACGTTGGCTGGCTGCAAGACCAAGCTCGTACAATGGGCTGACAATGCCTGCTGAGTGGCTTGCTCCATCAGTCGTAGTCCATCCTGTGGTTGAACGCGAGCACTATGAATGCGAGCGTGGCACAAAGATCACGCTGGTTAACCCAACGCCCGGTAAAGGGGTTGAGACGTTCAAGGCGTTAGCTAGACTGATGCCTGACAGCGAGTTCCTTGCAGTCGAGGGCGGCTATGGTGAGCAAATGATTCTCGCGTCCGACGCCTTGCGCAAAGGTGGCGCAATACCTGCCAGTGGTAACATCGAGTGGATGGCCCATACGCCGGACATTCGCCACGTGTTTCGCAAGACTAAGGTGCTGCTGATGCCGTCAGAGTATGAGTCCTACGGGCGTGTAGGTATTGAGGCTGCCTGTGCAGGCATTCCAACAGTCGCGCATCCGACGCTGGGACTACAGGAAGCATTTGGCCCCACAGCAGGTATCTTCATCAACCGCAACGACGTGGCCGCATGGTTCAATGAAGTTTCGCGCCTGATGACTGATGACTTCTACTATCACGAGCGCTCACAGATTGTGCTTGAACTGGCGCGGTCCATTGAACCCGAGCAGGAGTTTGATCGGCTGGAACAGGCGTTTACCGAAACAGTTGAGCGCTACCGAGGGAAGGATTTCAATATGAAGATGTGGACCTGCGACAAGTGGATCTACAAGATGGCGGATGGCAGTTATAAGGTGGTAGATAATCCGGGGCGCATTCCTGCTGGTGCAGTAACACAAGTCGCCGGTAAGGGCACGCAGATCTCAGAAGCGCTAGCACGGCAACATGGCTGGATTGGCCCTGACGCCAAGGCAGTTGCCGCCCCGGCTGAGAACAAGATGATTGCCGCGCCTGACGAGAACAAACAGCGTAAGCGCAAGGATGAAGTGGCGGCATGATTGTGGTTCCAAACCAGACGTTTAAGCATGGCAGTGAGACTTACGAGGCAGGCGAGAGTTATGACGTGTCAGATAACGATGCTCAGTACTTTCAACAAGCAGGATGGATTGGTGAGAGGACGGCAGGCGAAGGCGTAACTCTCAAGGTTGCCGACATACAACTAGGTCACAGTGCGGAGGTAAACTAAATTGGCGAAGATTGTTCACGATGATATTTTAGACGGCGCGTTCGATGTGTTGGACCAGGCAGACATAATGACCGTCTGTGCAGGCCAGCCAACCACGCGTACGGAGGCGGTAACCACCAACAAGTTGGCTGACGTTGCCATGACACCTAACACTGACTACACCAAGGCGAATGGCGACACCAGCGGGCGCAAGTGTACCGTGGCGGCCAAGTCGGCGGTGCCTGTAGACACATCAGGCACGGCGGATCACGTTGCGCTATGTGATGCCACACGGCTGCTCTACGTGACTACCTGCACCTCGCAGGTGCTCACTAGTGGCAACACTGTCAACATCCCTGCGTGGGCCGTAACTATAGCCGATCCAACGTAAAAGGGATATTCCTTGTCTGCGCTGCGTACTACGATCATTTATGGTCTAGTTGACCCTCGCAATAACCAACTGCGCTATGTCGGCAAGACTATTCAACCTCTTGAGGATCGGCTGAGACTTCACGTTAACGATGCTCAGAAGATTAGGCGACGCCATGTATGTACTTGGATTCGCTCACTTCAGCGTGAAGGATTCCGGCCTGAAATTTTCGAGATAGAGCGAGTGGGCGACGACTGGGTTGAACAAGAGAAGTTCTGGATTGCTTACTTTCGTTTTATTGGTAGTAATTTAACAAATGAGACATGCGGAGGCGAGGGAGTACCGGGTAGAAAGCATACGTTAGAGAGTCGGGCTAAAATGTCAGAGATAGCCCGCCGTACCCAGTCCACGCCGGAAGTTCGGCGCTTAAAATCAGAACGCACCAAAGCTCAGCACTCAGATCCGTTAATTCACGCTCACATGGTAGAGAGTGTACGTGCGGCCTTTAGGCGTCCTGACGTAATCGCCAATTCTAACGCAGCTCGCGTTCGCCCTGACGTAATGGCGCGTCGAGTAGCAAGTATTAAGGCTCGATACGAAGCAGAACCAGAGCGTCAAATACGACGCGGATTGGCAATTAGCGCTGGTAAGCTTACACCTGAAGCGAGACTTAAGGCGTCGGAATCACAACGCAGACGGCACATTGAGAAGCCTTTTAGCGCGGAGGTGCGGGCTCACCTATCAGCACTCTTCAAGGGGCGTAAATTTTCTGAAGAGACTCGAAAGAGGATGTCAGAGTCAGCGCAAAAGCGTTGGGCTAAGTAGCAGACGGTCGAAAATAGTTCCAGCAGGCTCGCGGAAGAGGAGCAAGATGCCCTCGGGCGAGCCTTTTCTAATACACACATGGCAGTCTCCTTTCGCGTTACAGGCACGTGGGCTGAGCTAATCGCAGACGGTTCGGTTGCCATTCCTGCCACTCCTCAGACAGGCGACCGCATGTACCTGTTTGCACGCTGGAAGGACTTTGCTGTTACGGCGACGGTTGCCAACTGGACTGAGTTAGTCGAGTTTGCCGACGGTGCAGTAAGCACCGGCAACGGCACCGGCTCAGTCAAGGTCGCCTGCTGGTATCGTGACTGGCAGTCAGGCGACACTGACCCTACCATCGATTTCTCTGCCAGCCCTAACAATGCCAGTGCTGTGATCATGGTGATGGCGAAGGCTGCGTCTGACACATGGCTGACGCCTGTTGCTGTCACCGCAGCCATGACCAACTGGACCACTACTTCGCAGACAGTGGTAGCCAGTTCAACTGCCAGCGTGCTAGGTGGCGGCGTGGTCATGGGCCTGATT